GCGTAACGGGGACACTTCGGTGTCGGTGGTTGCTCAAGAGAGCGTAATGCTTTCTCTGAAAAACGGGTACCCGGCGGTGGAAGCCGTCAATCGCGCTAAAGTTACTTTGCGCGTTCCGGTCCTCGAAACACCAGCTGGCGGTACAGCCTCTGGTTACGTGGCCCCTCCGAAGGTCGCCTTCTTCATGCAGGCGACGGTTGAGATCCTCTTGCCAAACCGCTCTACAGCGGTGCAGCGTAAGGACCTCCGAGTGATGTTGAGCAATTTGCTCAAAGACGCGCAAGTTGTATCGCTCGTCGACACACTCGAGAAGCCATATTAAGGCTTCTGACCATTATGGGCTTAGCCCTAATCCTAGGAGAGTAAAATGTCATCTAAGATGCATTTTGATGCCCCTTTCTCTTTCGAGAAAAGCATACACGTAATCCGTGACTTACTGCCATTCTTCCTTGAGCCTGCTGACGACCTGTTCGTTATGTTTGAACGGCGAGACTGGGAAGGTCTTTCGAGTTATTCGATCGACTTTACTAGAGACGACTGGGACCCCCATGTATTATCGGGAGTTTACCAGGCGCTGGCGTTCTTCTCCAAGAATGCTTCGTTGCCGCTTGCGCATGACGTTCGGGCCGTTGCTCTTGCGAAGTTTCTAGAGTCCGAGGAGATATGTCGAGCGACAAATAATCGCTTTAGGAACCGCTCTAAGCCCTTTTCTGAAGGGGGTTTAGACGCTGGCCTGATTTTCAGAGTTCAGCGAAAAATAGCCGGTATCCTTGGGCCCCTTCCGGGGATCGACAGATTCACCTTTGGCTTTGGGCCTGGTGCTAACGTGGGACTGAGAAGATTTACATCAGTACGCCGGAAGATTTCGGCGGTTCCCACTTGCACTGCTGGGGCTTGGAAGTATGTAAAACATCTCCAAGAGTGCTCTCCGCATTGGGCCACCCTCCAAAAGGGAGTGGTTCCATGTAACAGCGGTAAGTACGCCTCAGTGCCAAAGAATGCGAAGACGGATCGGTCCATATTGGTAGAGCCTTTGTTGAATTCCTACCTCCAGAAGGGGGTTGGATCATACATTCGGCAACGCCTACTGGGCGTGGGGGTTAACCTCCGCGACCAGACCCTGAACCAGCGACTTGCCCGTGAGGGCTCGATAACCGGTGAATGGGCTACGATCGATCTTGCCTCCGCCTCGGACACCATCTCTCGCGAGGTGGTGAAAGAGCTCCTTCCATGTGATTGGTGGCTGCTGCTCGAGGATTTACGTTCCCAGTTTGCTTTACTGCCAGGAGGTCGAGAAATCTACCTCCAGAAATTCAGCAGTATGGGCAATGGGTTCACCTTTGAGTTGGAGTCCCTGATTTTCTTCGCGATAGCTTCCGTGGCTTCTGAGGACTTCGTGCAGGTCTACGGCGACGATATTGTCGTTCGTTCCTGTCACTACTCCAAAGTTGTCGCAGCGCTTACCCATTTTGGCTTTACCACTAACGTGGCGAAGTCATTTGGTACTGGGCGTTTTCGCGAATCATGTGGGAGGGATTATTACGGCGGTGTACAGATACGTCCTTGCTATGTAAAGGGCCGGCTCAGCGTTAAAGAGCTGTTTCGCTTACATAACTTCTTCGTGAGAAATCACAGAGAGGACGTGGCAAAGTGTGTACTTAAGCACGTCCCAGCACGCTTCATGGTGTTCGGGCCGGACGGCTTCGGTGATGGCCACCTTTTAGGTGACCATCATCGTCGTCGCCCTGCCTGGATGTCGCGTCGCGGCTGGGGAGGTTATGCTTTCCGCACTTTCCAATCTCAGCCACTCGTTCGCCGCGAGGCGCTCGATGGTGACTATGGAGCCTTCATCTACCTCTCGACCCAGCAGGTTAAGGGGTATGGTGAGGACTCCGGCGTTCCCCCTTCCGTTTCGATGTTCCAGGAACGGGGTGGGGGCCGCTATTGTCTGAGATCGGTGTACACACACGTGCTAAGTTGAACTTATTGCACGCGGGGC